CGGACGTCGGCGAGCCCAACCCAGCCGCCGCGGTTGCGGTGCTCAAGCGCGGCCACCGAGTCACGGACGCTGGCCTGCAGGGCGGTGCGGCGGGTTTCAGCGGTGACGGTGTGCTCGTCGAACTCGCGGTGCTCGGTGTCGCCAGGGCGGGTGCGCTTGCCCGGTGCAGGTGCCTCGACGTGGGCGCCCGCCGAACGCAGTCCTGCGAGAGCTTTCTTACTCGGCCGCTCGGGGCCGATCATCACATCGGACAGGTGCCCGCGCTTCACCCAGCGGCCTTTAGCGTCGCGTGGCCACCATGCCTCGTACGCCTTGGTGATGCCGTCGACCTCGACGATGTACACCCAGTCGGCGAACTCGACCCCCGCGGGCACATCGCCGCCGAACATGGCCGGGGTGGCGTGCTCCAGGCGAAACGGCCGGGCCGGGTCGAGGTTTTTGCGCGCCCACCGGCGGTATGCGGCGAGCTCGGTCTTGGCCATCTCCGACGGCTCGGCGTCCTCGTCTTCGCTGCTGTCGACGACCTCACCGTCCACGTCCGGCTGCTGCTGTGCGTCGATCGCGGCCCGAGCAGCCTGCTCGGCACGCTCGGCGGCACCCTCGATGAACGTGATCCCGCCGTCGCCGCCGATGATGAACGGCTTGTCAGCCTCCGGGAACGGCCACCGGGACAGGCCGAGGCGGTCACGGTCCTCGTTCAACGTCATCCGGCCGCCCTTGACCCTGCGGTCGGCAACCTCGTCTGCGGCGCCGGCGTCCTCCGACTCCTGACCCAAGATCTTGAACTCGAGCTCCCGGGGCATGCCCAGGTTCCGGCGGGAGATCTTCGTAACGAGCGCCTGCAGGGCGCGCAGGGTCGGCTGGGTCGCCTTGCGGTCCTGTACGTCGGCCTGGCCTTCATGCCAGCCCGTACTGCCCAAGCCGCCCTGTTCGGTGAAGCCGAGCTCGGCCAGTGTTGTGTCGAAGTGACCGGACACAAGCTTGATCAGATGTAGGTCGTAGTCGGGCTTGTACTTCTCCGGCACGCTGGTGGACTCGTGTGGGGTCATGCCGTACGGCAGGATCCGCAGCCGCTGCCTGGCGGCGGTGATGCCCGCGTAGTAGTCGTTCAGGATGCGCTCGTATTCGGTGAGCTGCGTCGGCGACCAGTCGGCCTGGCCCTGCCCGGCCAGCAGCCACCCGGACGGCATGACGCCGTCGGTGTACTCGGCGAGCATCCACGCGTTGCGTTGCAGGTACAGCGCCCCGTCGATCAACGCACGCTCGACGGCGCTGTAGCCGTATGGGGTGAACGTTCGCACGTTGTCCACCTCGTAGATCAGCTGATCGGCGTGGTATCCGCCGGGCAGCTGCTCGTCGGGGATCGTGTCGGCGATGAAGTCACCACGCGGGAAGCCGTACAACACTTGCTGGTAGGCCGCGTGTGGTGGCAGCGGCCGGCCGCCGTACTCGTCCAGCAGCGGCTTGATCGTGGACCCGTCGAGGATCTCCAGGCTGTACACGTCGCCGCCGTAGGTGCGCCGAGGGTAGATCGCGAGCGCGTCGAGAACGAGGCGCTCCTCCAGGGCCTTCTTTGCCCACGCGATCCAATCGAGGCCGTTGCGGCGGTCGGGCTCCTCCCAGAAGTCGACCATGCGGCCGATCTCCGGTTCGAGGCGCTGCTGCATCTGCTGCTGCAGGTCGGCGCGTGCGGTGCCGCCGGCGCGTTTCAACTCCCGCTCGACGGCCCGCTCGCTGATGACGATGTCCCACTCCAGGGTGGCGACCTCGTTCTTGCGGACCTCGATGCACTTGCGGAACATCGAGATGCCGTCGGCGGCGTCTCGCAGGGTCCGCCACGGCACGAGCCGGTCGGAGAAGCCCGGCAGGTTGACACTGACCGGGTACTCGTAGGCGCGCGGCTCCGGCCGGCCGGTGTCCGGGCGGACGGCGTTGATCGGCACCGGTGTGAGCGGGTTGCCTGGGGAGAACGCGAGCGCGCCGAGGTCGAGCGGCGGCAGCGGCCTGGCGGTCGCCGCGGTGGCGGATTGCTTTCCGGCGAGGGCGACGGCGATCTCGGCGACCTGCTCGGGGGTGTATGTGGTCGCACCGGCGGGTAGCTGCTGCGCTTTCGTGATCACTCGGGGGCGGTTGCGTCGTGCCATGGTCACCTCCCGAGTTGGTCGAAGAAGCTGCCGAGGTCGCCGGAGGGCCGGTAGTGGGCGAGTAGGAGCGCGTCGGCGTGGTCCGGTGAGCGGCCGCCGGTGCGTTCGCGGATGTCATCCTTGGATTCGATCTTGATTCGGCCGGCGGGGTCAAGTTCCCACAGCGGTTCGCACAGCTCGGCGACGGTCTGATCGCCGTTGTCCATCGCGGCGAGGTCCCAGCCGCGGTCGGAGGACAGCTGCCGGCCGACGGTCCACCAGATCTCGGCCCGCTTGTTCACGAACCGCTCGGGTGCGGCCGCCTTCTCGGCGACGTTGACGCCGACGATGTTCGCCTTGTGCTCGCCGCGGGCCCGCGCGTTGCGCAGCTCCCCCACCAGGCCCCAGCCGATGCCGATCGAGTCGACCTTGACCGTGGTGGCGCCGGTTTCGTTGATGGCGTGGATGACGAGCGGGGCGAGGGTTTCGGGCCGGTCGGAGCGAGACACCCATTCGCGGCCGGCTTGGATGCCGCGGCGTTCGCGGATGACGGTGAGGTCGCCGCCGCCACCGACGTCGACACCGAGCTCCACCGGCAGCAGCTGCTGCGGCGTGTATGGGATGTCGAGGGAGAGCCGGCAGCGGTAGACGTCCTCGACGCGTACGACGGCGTTCGGCGACTGCGACGGGAAGTCTCCGAGCACCTTGGAGATGTAGATCGGGTTGTCGGTGCCCCACTCGGCGGCCTTCTCCTCCGCCCAGCTGCGCGAGATGAGCAGCTCGGCGAGGTCGTCGGGGACGTTCTCGCCGGTCAGGTTCGGGCTGTCGAAGGCGCTGATCTGGATGGTGTGCCACCCGGAGTTGGCCTGGCACACCTCGCGGAAGTGCGAGGCCGGGTTGTCGGGGTTGCCGATCGCCAAAATGCGGCAGCCGTCGTTCGTGGTCAGTGCGTCGGCGGCGATCCACAGCTGCTCGGGGATCCCGCACGCCTCGTCCAAGATGACCAGCACCCGGCGGGCGTGAATGCCCTGGAACGCGGCCTCATCATGATCAGCTGGCTTGCGGCCGAACGCGACGATCTCGTCATCGATGTGCCACTCGGTCTGGTTGACCTTGCCCGGCAGTCCATGTCGTTTGTGGACTTGGCGGATGTAGCGCCACAGGATCGCCCGCACCTGCGCGTACGTCGGCGCGGAGGTGACGACGAACGCCTCACCGGGTTCGTGGACGTCGAGCCACCAGGCGGCGATCCGCGACGCGATGTGGCTGTTGTGCGTCGGCACCATCGCCCGGCCGGCCAGGAATAGGTGCGTAGGCGAGTCCACGCGTACACACCGGGTAGCCACCGGCGGCACGGGGTCTATCGCGACGATCGTCCGCTGCGTGTGCCGCGAACGCTGCCCCACTGCCTGCCCGAGCCGGGCCGTCTTGCGCGCCAGCCGGAACACCGGGCGGTCGGGCCGGAATTGGAGCCGGTACACCGTGCCGACAGTTCGGCCATCGAGCGTCGCGGCCTTGGTGCTACGGAACGCCTTCCAGCCCAGCGACACGACCAGCTCTGCGACACCGTCCGCCAGGCGCTCGTCGCAGAGGTCGATGCCAACGGACTGACCGGATGACACGAACCCGTCGGTGTCCATCAGGCCCTGCAGCACGGACAGCCGTGTGTCGACCGACGCGCGCAGCACCTGCGGCGGCACATGCTTGGCGTTCAGGACGTCGAGGTGGCGCAGCGCGGGCAGGATACCGAGCAGGCCGTAGGAGGTGCAGTTCGCGCGGACCGACGACGGTCGCAGCCGGGCGGTGACGCCATCCGCTGCCAGGTGAGTCAGCAGCTCTGGGGCATCGTCGTTGTGACAGATGAACGCCGCCTGCGAGGAGGTGCCGTCGCCGAGCCACAGGCCGAGCGCATACGGGCCGATCGGCATCGGGATGTCGCTTCCGGCGATCGGTCGTGTGGTCGGTACCCGCCAACGGAGCTGGCCGCCGGAGGTGAGGGTGACGGCCAGCTCGGCGGTCGTCTTGGTAACCGTCGCCGCCCAGTGATCACGCCAGTCGGCTATACCGCGCGGCCGGTGCCGGATATCGACGACCTGCCACTCGTGATTGTCCGAGGCGGTGAGCGTCGTGCCGTCATCGAAGCGCACCACATAGGTTGGCCGGTGCTGCACCTCGGACACGGCGGCGACCGTGACCGGCTGGCCCTGTTCATCGAGCAGCTCGTCGCCGAGCCGAACGGCGCCCATCGTTGTCCAGCCGGTGGGCGTCGGCAGGGGCGTGTCGAGCGCGAGCGCCTTACCGACCCCGTGGCAGCTCTTCACCGCCGTGCGCCGGTTGGTCACCACCGATCTGAGGATCTCGGCCTGCTTCGACCACACCCACTCGCCGATGCGCCGCTGCGTCCACGCGACCGGATCATGCCGGTACGACAGGGCCTCGAACCGCTTGGCGGCGTGCTCCCACGGGTCGGCGACCAGCACGGCGCCTCCCCGACTGACTATGCGGCGAGCCCGACCGACATCTGCCGCAAGTGCTGCGCAGCGATCGCCGGCACCCGCTCGGCCTGCTCGGGGGTGAGGTTCAGATCGCCGAGGATGCGCTGCAGCACCTCGACGATCAGGTCACCTTGGCGTTCGGCAAGGCGCACACGCCGCTCCTCGATGCCGGCGGAGATGGCGGCCTTGCAGACTGCGACGAGGTGAGCGCGCTCTTTCTGGTAGAGGCTGAGCCAGATGTTCGGGACGGCGGCTTCGGTGGTGTCGACGCCTTCGAACTCGCCGGAGCCTTTGTCGACCCGTTCGGTGACACCCCAGACGAGCGTCTCTCGTTCGAGCTCCTTGACTCGGTCGCGGAGCCAGGCGACGTGGCCGGCGGTCCAGCAGACCTCGTCGAGGAGGGCGGTGACCGGGTCGGTGTCGATCTTCTGGCCGTAGGACTGCATCGCCTTGCGGGCCTTGTCTTCGGCCTGGCGTTCGGCGGCTTTCCGGCGGGCTTGTGGGGTGGCGCCGCCGTGCATGCGGCAGCGTTTGCCGCCCGTGCATGGTGCGTTGGCGCATTCGCCGCCGGTGCGGGTTTTGGCTGCGCATCGGGGGCCGTTGGGGCTGGCCGGCATGGTCACCCCCTGGTTGTTCGTGTGCCAGAGCTGCGCCCTCGCCGTTGCTCTGGCCCCGCTGATCCACGCTGTGCGGCTTGGCGCGCAGGACTGGCTACCGAGGAGGTGGGGCGGGTACGACGATGGTCGGGCAGTTGACCTACTGCGCCGACCATGACGATCACAGTCTCACCGCAGGTGGCGGGTGGCGTCAAGTCGTGATCACCTCCGGCGTGTTGCGGACCACGACGAGCGCCATGAGCTCAGGTGTCACGCGCGCCGCGGTGGCGCTGTAGAGAACGGGCCGAAGCCCATCTCGGGTGCGTTCCCATCGATGACGGCTGGCGAGGTGATGGATGCGGGCGATGCTGACGCCGTAGAGCAGCGCGAGCTCGGCCGCGCTCGCCCACCGGCCCTGCTTCAGCCCAATCCACCGACCCAACCTCGCGAGCTCGCCGGCCTGCCACTGGTGTTCTTCCGGATGGGCTTCGCAGGTGACGGCGAGGGGCAGGAGTTGGTCGGTGGCGCGGATTAGGGAGGAGATCGGCGCCCCGCACACTTCGCCGTCGATGAGCATGGGGCAGGTGCCGATGTGGACGGTTTTGGGTGGGGTGCCGTGGCAGATCGTCCAGGCGCGCCGTCGGGCGTAGCTGTATGCGTCGGAGAGTTTGCCGGCGTCGGGTTGGCCGGCGAGCCACATGCGGTGCTCTGCCACGTAGGCGGCGAGGGCGTCTTTGCGGCCGTCTGCGGTCGTAACGAGCCGCGGTGGTCCCTGCACCCCTCGGGGTGGCCACAGGAGCGCGTGGGGTCGTTGGGGCGGTCGGATGCCGCGTGTGGTGGCGATCGTGTCGACGGTGCGGACGAGCAACTCGCGGATGTCGTGGCGTGCGCGTGCGGCGGCTTCGTTGAGCGCGAGCCCGGGATGCTCACCCTTACCCGGCGCCCCGTTGTCGCCATCGCCTGTGCCGGTGAGCGCCTGGGCGAGGTCGTCGTACAAGGCGGGCAGGGTGAGGGCGTCGGCGCCGAGGCGGTCGACGTGGTGGTGGCAGAGGATCACACCATCCGCTGCTGGGGCGGCAGTGTCACGGCCGTGGGGTTGGCATCCGGGTGTAGCGCAAAGGGTCATCGGCGGCCTCTCGGGGTGTGGCCCACATGCCAGGAGCCACAGTGGCGGCAGTGGTAGGGGGCGAGACGGCCGATGCGGGCGCCGCTGCGGACGAGGCGGGCCACGTGGGCGGCGGCTGCGTCGCGGGTCTCGTGGCGTACTTTGTCGCCGCAGCCGCGGCCTTTGGTGTTCGCTACGCGGCTCAACGGTCGCCCTCGTCGAAGGCGGTGCGGCGGGCGCGCTCGTCGAGCCACCGGCGTTCAGCGCGCCGGGCGCACCATTTCCAGCTGTGCATCGACACGAACAGGCGCAACGGGATGAAGCGGCCGTCGGTCGAGGAGTACAGCTCGTAGTTCCAGCCGTAGACGATGTAGCCCATGAAGGGCCGGTAGACGATCTCGGTCGGGTATTGCTTGAGCGTCGGCACGGTCTGCCATTCGCGGCGCTGGGCGTTGATCGGCTCGTTCGGTGCGCTCATCGGCGGGCCGCCTCTCGGCGCTTCTGTTCTTCGCGTGCGGCCTTCTTGCGGATCGCCCACGCTCGCTGCTCGACGAGCCAGACGTACCCGTGCAGCACGACGGTGACAGGCCAGGCGACGCCGGCGAGCAGCGACAGGGGGAGCATCCACCCGACACTGCGGGTGGGTGTGCGTGCGCCGGTTTCGACGGCGGCGATCAGGGCGGTGATCGCGTATGCGGCGCCGAGGAGCCAGGCGAGCCATTCAGCCACGGTCGGCCTCCAGCGGTGGCACGCGCAGCCAGCGTGTGCGTGTGATCGCAGCGGCGAACAGCTGCTCAATCGGCGCGCCGACGTACCAGCGCTGACCGCAGGAGCAGGTCGCCCGGCTACCAGTGCCGAGGGTGAAGTTCCCGGCCGCGTCTTTGTGCTGCTCGTCGAGCTGTTTGAGCTCGTCGCGGCAGTCGTGATGTGTCACGCGCCTGGTCAGCTCAGCCACGGCTCGCTCCTGGCATCAGGGCGGGCATCTGCCCGCGTTCGTAGGCGAGCGCCAGTTGGGGGCGTGCCCAGTCACCGACGGTGGACCCGTCTGGGAGCTGGATGTGCGCAAGGAACTCCTCCTCGACGGTGGTAATTCCGGCGTCGACGGCTTCGAGCTTGGCCTTTGATGACCAGGGCGAGGGCGCGCCAGCGTTGCCGGATGGCCTGCTCGTAAGCCTGCTCCGCGGCCGCGGCGGACCGTTCCCGGCCGGTCGCGGTGAGGGTGAACTCGTTGGCGCGCGGGTCGGGCATCGGCAGCTGGAACAGGATCCGCCTAGCCGACAGCTCGAAGATGATCGTGGCGACGTTGTTCTGCCAGCCGTAGCCGAATGCGGTGGCGCCGTATCGGCGGAGGGTGCGTTCGATTTCGGTACGGCTGCGGTCGCTGCCGACTTCGGTGCGCTCGGCGTACTTAGCCACGGCTACCACCGACCTCGGGCACTGCGCGCAGCCGAACGAGCTTGGCGGACAGCTCGATGATCGCCTCGGCCTGCTGCTCGTGTTCGCCCCGCAACTCGGCGATGGCGCTGACAGCAGCCCTGACCTCGGCCGGGTCGTGTCCGACCATGAGCCGTTTGGCGGCCGCGGCGTCGAGGCGGGCGAGCGCGTCGGCTGCCCGCTCGTCGGTGACTGCTGTGTTGCCGGCGAGCCAGTGCAGCAAGGTGCGGATGTCGTTGGACTGCCCGACGTTCACCGGCCGGCCTCCGCCGTTGCGGTGCGGTCTTCGAGCTGGCGTACGCGGCGCAACGCCTGCTCCCGATCCCCGGACAGGAGACCCGCCCGGCGGCGTCACTGATCTCCACCTCGCGGCGCAGGCGGCGAAGCTCGGCATCGATGACGGGGAGGATCGCGTGTGCGATGTTGAGCCGTCTGGCCGAACCGATGCCTACGTGGGGCGTGGCGGTCAGCCCGACCGGGATGGCATCGGCCATCCGCTGCACCAGAGAGCTCTCTGGCCGCGATTCATCGATCAGGTCGCGCGTGGGGTCGACGGCCGGCGGCGTGGTGCCTACGGGTGCGGCTGCGGTGTCGAGGACGAGGCGCACAAGCTCGCGGCAGTCGGCTGCATCGTCGGCCTCGGCTTCCGCCCATGATGATGGTTCGCCGTCGGCGTTGTCGTAGACCCACTCGTACAGGGCCTTCGCCGCGGCTTCGACGACAGCGTCCCCCGGAACGTACGCGTGGCCTTCTGCGCCGAGCCGGGCGATTAGGCCCGTGATGGCTGGGGCGGCGGCAGGTGGTGTCCAGCCGAGGTCGCGTAGGGCGCGGACAGCCCGGGCGGCCCGGTCGCCGTCGAACTCGCAACCGGGCAGCGATGCCTCGACGGCGAGGGTGGCGGCCTGGTACTGCTCGGCGTTGACCGGCACGGGGGGCGGGAGGTGCGGGTACTCGGTCATGCGTGGTCCTCTCAGGCGGCGATGGCTTCGGAGCGGCAGAGTCCGCAGTTGTGTGCGAGCTGGCCGGGATGTGTCGGGCATTGCGGCCGGGTGTCTTTGGCGTGGGCGTTGGTCATGGCGTGGCTGACGGCGTAGTCGGTGTCCCATGCTTCGGCTCGTTCGCGTGCGGTTCGGCAGCGGCGGCAGGCGGGTGGGTCGGGGTCGTCTTGGTGTTCTGGGCAGGTGTCTGGGGGGCGTGGTCCGTGTGGTTCGGTGCCGCTGGTTGGCGACGGCCGTGCACCGTGTCCAGACCCCGACACAGACTCAGACACAGACACAGACACAGAACTGGCTGGAATCCGCCCGGATTCCGTTCGGATTCCGTTCGGATTCCGGTTGGATTCCGGGCGGACATTGTTGGCGTTGACCTGCGGATCTGGTGTTGTTTCCTCAGATTTGCGTGCGTCTTGGGAGGCTGCTCGTTCGGCGTTCCGCTTGGCTTTCTTGCGGGCTCGATCGGCTTCCTGCTCGGCTTGCACGCGTTCTTTGGTGAGGTTCCGCTGCTCCCACTGGTGGAACTGGTAGCCGCCCCGGCTTCGCTTCCACAGCCCGCGGCTCCTCAGCTCTTCCGCTGCCTGTTCGGGCGTCTTGGACAGGGTCGCGAGCACGTGCTCGGCGATGAAGCCGTTGGTGAGCTTCGCCGCGGAGTACGAGCCGGCGCGCGTCCAGAGCGCTACGGCGGCATCGGATAGGCCGAGGACCTTGGGGTGGTCGTAGAAGTCGGCGTCGACCTGGAACCTGATTGGCACCGTGGTCTCCTTGATCCATCGTGGTCGATCTTGTGGGTGGTGTGGTGGGGCCCGCCCTCCGGGGAAGTGAGGGCGGGCCTGGTGGTCCGTCAGCGTGCGGCTATGGCGCCACCGAGCCGGCCGTCACCGGGGCCTGCTTCACCACCGTGTCGCCGGGCGCCGTGATGGGTGCGGTGGTGAGGTGGTGGATGAGACGTTCTGCCTGCCAGCTGGCGGCCTCAGCGGCCCGAGCGGCCTCAGCGGCCCGAGCGGCCTCAGCGGCCCGAGCGGCC